ACGACATCGGCTTTGCCGTCCAGGTCGCCAGCTAGTCGGGCGAGTAGCTTCTCGCCCTTGCGTCCACCGGGGGCAACGAAGCCGCTGGTGCCAATCACGGTTTTGTCGTGTTCGTCTCGCGGCTTTATTACAAATGTCTCACGATCAACCGGGGGAACTACTCGGATCGTTTGCCCAGATAGCATTTCGCCATACTGCGCCGCCGTCACCGTTTTAATGTCTATGAGCGGTTCAGCTGCGTCCCACCAGAATTTTTTATATGGTGTGTCTGGCTCCAGGTGCGAAAAATATGCCGCTAATGGGGTCTTGCTCCAGTCTGAAAATCTCTGCGAAAAGTCAACATACAATCCAAAATAATTCAAGTCAGCCCCTGGGTCGGGGCGAGTAGAAAGCGTCCATCCTGTTTCCGCTGCCAGCGTTTGCATCAACCGGTCAACTATTTTCTCGCCGTGGGGATATAGCCAGCATATATGTACTTTCATTGCCGTGCTCTCCCGAATAAATGCGCTATGATTGCTCCGCCGTTCCAGGGACGGCCAAGCAAATGCAGCTTGACGGGAACCTGTTGCATTGCCCGAAGCAGGGCAGCTTGATCCTGCCCCTTCCATCGCAACCACTCGGATTTCCAGGTGGCGAATAATTGATTCGTTCGTTCGGTCTTGCGGAAAAACATAACTCCGGCCTGCAACTGCAATGGTTCACGCCCAAGCTCTAGCAGGGTATCGTCGCGCTCTCGTTTGTCTACGTGCCAAAGGCATTCCCCGCCCTGGTTGCTCGATGGCGTCATTGCCATATCATACCCGTCTTGCATAATATCAAATCCTGCTAACACGCTCCCATTCACGCGGGTGTCAGCGTCTAAATATAATGACAAATCGAATGGAGACCATGCATCAAGGTTTACTTTTGCCCAGCGCGATTTTTGCGCATTGGTTAGCTCTCCATTGGCGGGCATGGGCACTAATGCTGTTTTGTCATTAGCGATTGCGACTGGATAATTACAGTACCGACGCAGACTAGCGATACTCAAGTTCGCTTCACGCTCCGCATTATCGCCGTATGCAACGTAGCAGACACCGCGACTACCGCTCATTCGGATTCGTCCAAGTAACCGGCAGCGCCAAGACAAATGGCTTTGCTTGGTATAGAGCACGCAGAAAGGCAAGTTTTTCATCGCCTTTTTTGTTTTCTGCTTTCCACAACTCGAATAGTCGTTCGGTCTCTGTCGACCGTTTTGCAAATATCAGCCGCGTGTCATAGAGCGGAACGCGCAAGTCACGAACAATAGCCCGCGTTTGCTCCCGGTCTTCTTCCGAGCCAACGTGGATAGCCAATTGAGTGTAACTCCATAGAGGAATTGCAATCTGCCAGGTATCCAGTAATCCAATACCAACGGGGAGAAACTCGCGCCTGAGGATAACTTCGGGGTTCCAAATAGCAGTGCGTTGCCATAGCAAAGCTGGACTATGAGATGCCTCGATGCTTAATTTATCTTTATAGGGCTCTAGGGTTGCGCGCGCTTTTTCGGTGCTATCTGCGGCGGTTCCGCAAATCAGTACACCAGCACCATCGAGGCCAAATTCGCGGTATGCATTTTGCTCAGGAACAACGGCATCACCGCGGGAGAGCCAAAGCTGCGCTTCTTGTTTGCCCACGTTGACCCAGTCGCCAGGATAGTGAGCACGCTGCTTCCCGTTTTTCTCGACATACTGAATAGTGTGCAACTGAACCCACATAGATAATTCCTTCCGCGCGGGGAAGAATAACTTCCCCGCGCGCTTGGATTAGTCTACGATCTCAGACCAATTGGTTGTCGCCACGGGCTTGTAGCGTGGCACAATGCCAAGCAGTGTCCAACCAAGCTCGACGTTAGCGTTCGCTACAACGCTGCGCACGCCAATATATTCGAATCCATTGGCGATGTCCAGTTCCTCGGTGCGCAACTCGATCACCAGAATCTGGTTGCCATCGCCGCCAGCCTGGGTTAGCTGGGTAATGGATTTGTCGGTAATGGCCTTTGTGCCTGTGCCTGCGCTGTCGCTGGCCTGGCGAATGGAGATGTCCAGCGTTGCTGTTGCCACCATATCGCCGACATTGATAATCAGTGCGGCGCGATGATAATTCTCCATCAATTGCCAGGCCGAATTTAATGTGCCCGCGCCAATAGCGTCGGCGTATTCAGACACCATTGGGTAGTTTGCTTCGGAAAATCTTTCAGTGTATGTCATTTTTCATACTCCAGCGGGGGTGGAGATTGTGCCACCCCCGCGATTATGATTCTTTAGGTGGACTTGTCGCCCAGGATGACGAAGGGAGAAACCTGTGTGGTGCCATCCTGATAGGTCAGGGGTGCGGAAAGCCAGGGTTGCCCGTCCACGCGGTGAACAACGCGCCAGCTGGTCTCATCGTATCGCCAGCGGTCGAATTGCGTACTCTCGATAGTTGTCGCCTGCCGGTCACCGATCAGATAGTACCGCCAATCAGCCAGAAGAAAGTCGCCAGCAGTACCAATACGAGGCACCTTCTCCGAACGGCGGGCCGGCATCCCGAACAGAGTATCGGGAGCACCTTCGCGTGCCGACGGCATAAATACATAGGATGGGTTCGCAGCCGGGCCATTGATTTCCATAAGTTCGCGCAAGGCGGATTGAGTATAAATCCACATACCGCGTCCAGACGGGAGGAAATTTTCCAGCATATTCAGCAAATCCGCCAGTCCAACCGTGCCTGTTGCCGCCCGGTTGACCGTGATGGTTGCACCAGCGTTAATAACGCCAAGAGGCTGACCTGCCCCGGTTCCCTGCAGAAAAGCGTAGTCTTCCATCCAGCTAACGCCACCTGCAAAGCCCAGGGGGCCAGAAAGAAAGTCCCCAATCGAGATGGCCGCGTCGTCTACTAGCTCATCACTGGCGTAGGTGTAGCCATACAGTTTGTGCGCCACCAAGTCGATTTTACGGAATTTCGCATCTGTATTCGTCTTCTCTGTGGCTTCCTCGCCCCAGTAAAACTGCATTCCGCCGAACCAGTGCGGAATGCCTGCAGTCGTGGCGGTTTGGTCAAGCACTGGGATACCAATTTGCCGACGGCGCATTCGGATAACCGTAGCGCGTCCACGCACCAGCGATTCCTCAGCCATGACGCTTTGAAGCTGTGCTAGAAATTCAGCGGGAACTAGAAAGCCGCCCGAAGCACCAATGCCCTCGGTCATGACTTTCGATTCGCCATGTTTCGCTGGGGCGTCATCTCGAAAATAGCGCAACCGCTGATCGGCTTTTCGCACACCTGCGTCCTTGTGATTCGCAAACCAAGCGGCCTCTACAAACTCTGACCAATTTGCAAAATCTTTCTTTTCCGGCTCAGGAGTTACAACACTACGGGAGAGTTTGTTGTGCTCCAAAATATCATCCATGCTCTTGGTGATATCCTGGAGCTGGCCTGCGTCGGCTTTCAGTTTCCTGGCAGCATCCAATCGAGGCTGGATTTGCGCCATCTCATCAGCAGTGGCATCCGATTTCAGGAGAATTGCCTTTGCTTCCGCGAACAATACCGCGGCCTGATCAAGCCGTTCTTGTACTTCTACAGTGTTACTCATCATTACACCTCATTATTTCGATCTCTAATTCTTCGATTTCAACCAATTTCAACAACGCGGTGGGTGTCATAGACGGCCCGGCCTGCACTGGTTGCTTTTCTGCCTCGGGAACATCTTCCGGGGCAACCTCTTTGTCCAACTGAGCAGTTTTGCTCATCAAATAATAACCCCACACCTCGCGCTGAGCAATATCGTCGGGGATGCCGCTAGACAGAACGTCCAGGGCATTTCCTATCAGCCCCGAAAGCGCAATGCGCTCGTCTCTATCCAGCACGCCCTCGATCAGCCAGCTGTCAGTTAGAGAAGTGAAAACCTGGTGGATACTGCCTTGCAATACATCGCCTAACCGCTGAACGGGGCCGCGATCCGTCATTTCTTTTGCTGTTGCCTGGGAGGGGGCATCTGTGCTGGTCTTCGCCACCAGTGTCGTAGTGCCTTCGTTCATACCCCAGAGTACCGGGGAGTACTCATATAGTTTGATTTCGCGCAAATTGCGCACTGTGATTTCGTTCCCGTTTTGATTTACTTTGCTGTAATCGGTACCGCCCTTGACCGTATCGTAGCCAATTGACCACTCGGCAATTATACCTGCTTTTAGCCGGCTGTATGCACCTTTCCCCTCTGGCTCATCCATCAGAAATTGAGTGCGTGCCCACAGCCCGCCAGTGGCATCGGGATATTGCGCAAGCAGTTCCGCCGGCAGTTCGCTAATCCCAATCTCGCGGATTTCCACTGGCTTCCCAATGGCTCTCATAATCGAGTCGTTTTTGTGCGAATCGAGTACCCGTACCTTCCCCCCCCGCTCCGACAATGTTTTTGTGAATGCCCCAGGATGAATAATATCTTTTCCTAGATCGATATTTCCCATAACGGCCACAATCGCTTCCACGATCCCCAGGTCGTCATCTATTTTTGTCAAATATCCTTGAAATGATTTTCGCTCCATAGCAATCTCCATGTTGGCAATATTAGTTATTGGCGGTTATTGTACCACGTTTTCTTGAATTCCGTGGGGCCGACGGTGCTCGCTGGTTTATATCGCTTAAATATTTCTTGCAATGCGCGGTATGCAGCCCAAGCTGCTTCGGCATTGGACGGCCATGCTATCATTATATTTCTACACTCTCGATGCTCTCTTTCTGCTTCTTCGCTATCGTCCTGGCTGAAATGGCTCGTAGAAAATCGGTTTATATCCATACTACATTCCAGGTAATACCGGCAAAATGGTGCACCGGCATCCCATTGTCTCGTCCAGGGGGCCGTCTGGGTCGCCGGGATACATCAGAGAGTAGCCGCCTATGTCAAAAGGGGCGTTGATAGGCTGTGCTTGCCCATCCGCGGCCGCGTGCGTTTCTCGTACGCGGTCATCCTTCGTTGCCAGCCATTCATGCTCCCTGACTCCCCAATCCAAAAATAATTGGCGAGTTCCAGCATTGCTTGCTCTGATGGTTTCCATGCGCGCTATTAATTCACGTCGCCATGGGGGCATCCTATCGGTGTACCAGGCAAAATCCTCGGGCGATAGATCGCCAGTCATCCATTGGCCAAACATGGTAGATAGATTGTTCTCCATGCGGCGTATCGACCAGCCCTCGGCCTGCGCTTGCGCTAACATTTTCGCAATAGTAGTTTTTGTCGTGTCGTTGATATCCTGTGCGAATCTGAGTTTATAGCGATTGAACCAATCGCGGGCAAATAAATTCTGCACATCAAAAGACATTCCCATATTGACTGCCCACCGCTCGCCTTGATCCGCCATCACGCCCTGAATCAGCGGAACGAATATGTCACGCCATCCGGCTTGTCCTTTCCCGTCTAAGTAATCAGAGACTTCGTCCAGATAACCATTCCATGAGATAGTGGATTTTGCGGCCAATGTAAGAGATTTTGTCATACTCAGTATTGCCAGAAGCTCGCGTTTGTCGTGCTCGAAAGCGGTCTCGGCCCCCTTGCCAAAAGCAGTCTCCCAGGATTGCGCAATTGTGTCATTGGCTTTCCAGTATGCCAGTTTCTGCTCTGGCGTAAAGCCAGACTTGCAAGCAATGGCTTTGCGGGCATCTTCTTCGGCGTACGAGTCCTCCTCTGCTTCTGGTAGCTCGATAACAGGGATTGCCGCTACTCCTGTGATCGGCACAAGATTTAGCGGCATATAAACTACATCGCCGTCTGGCATATCGCCAAGATTTAATCCTAATTCTTCCGCGGCGGCATATTTGGACACGCCATGACAAACAAGCTCGGCCCAAGCAGTTACCAGTGCTGGGATGTCTCGTCGAAGTGCCGGCACATCGGAGTAATCGTATTTGACAAACTCGCCATCACCTTGCAGATAATATCGCATTTCGTCTTCGTGCAATGCAATTTCTGGCGACATCACATCCTCCCAGAACATTCTGCGCGCCTCGGCTTTATTCGAGAATGTGCTGCCCGCCATGCTGCCACGCGTTTCCAGTAGCATTATCGGGACCCCGAACGGGCCAACAATGCGAGATTCGTTGCGTCCATCCAGCGCCTCGAAGCCCATTTCGTCAAATGTCATTCCAAATCGCTGGACTTCGCCGCCGCTATCGAAGACCGCTACTTTCTCCCAGTTTTTGTACCCCCCATACTTTTCCGCAAACTTATCGCGCACGTCAGATAGGACAGACTCACTCATTGGCTGGTTGAACGTAATGTACGAATTCAGCATCGTTCCGCTTTCGAAAAAGCGTTTTAGAAAGTCTGTTACCATATTGTCTACATCCGCGGAATGCGCTAACGCAGACATTGGCGACAGCCCATAACCCATGCCGTCGAGGGGATCGCCAGGATTAGGCAACTTTACGTGCATCATGTCCTCTGGCAAAATGGGAATAGCGTCATTGTGCCCCTTGCCTTCCGGAACATAGATATATCCCCTGATACCGCATTTTTCTGGAATAATATATACTCGATCTGGCCGGAGCGGATACATCGCCGTCGGCCAGCCTCCCCCAATTGGCCTATCCAGCAATGTATATGCATTGCCGGAAATATTGAGGTATACGGTCTGCAATGCGGCATATTCCCGCTGCGACTGGTGGGGGTTAGGGCG